GATGCTAATGTACGGGCACTGGGGACGTAACATAAACGAACTATGAATAACGAAACGCGATTACTAAGTAAAGTACTACAGGACAGGTCTATCACCGTACTGTTTGATAAAGGTGCGAACGACCAGTGGTTTGTAGACCCAGAAAATAAAAACGTATGGAAGCTAGTACGCGAGCATTATTTTGCTTACGGAGAAGTTCCAAGCCTTGATGTTATTAGTTCTAACTATCCAAACTACAAATTAGTTCAGGTACAAGATAGCCTTGAGTACCTTGTAGATGCAGTAGTTGATGAGCGTCGTAGAGCTTCAACCATAAAGATGGTTGACACCGCTATCAAACACATAGAACAACAGGACCACGAAACAGCACTACTTGCCATCCAATCAAGTCTTAGTCAATTAGAGTCTGATGGACTTAGTGGCACCAGCGATTTAGATTTAACAATTGATGCGCAAAAGCGTTACGACGAATACGAATACAGAAAGAACAACCCAGGACTACTTGGAGTAGCAACAGGGTTCCATACTATGGATTCAGCAACAGGAGGGCTTCAAAACGGTCAGTTAATTGTTATTGTTGCTCCACCTAAAACAGGTAAGTCAACACTTGCTTTGCAGATTGCTCAGAATGTTCACATGAAAGATAAACGAGTTATGTTTCAATCTTTTGAGATGAGCAACCATGAACAACTAACTCGTTACGATGCTATGAGAGCACGTATATCTCACTCTAGACTTATCAACGGTTTATTAACCCCAGAAGAAGAGGGTCGTTATAAAGCTAAGCTTGCCAGCATTGAAAAAATGCGAGAAAAGTTTTGGTTAGTTGACTCAGCTGCGGGTATGACAGTAACAGGTATCTCAAGCAAAATACAGGTTTTACACCCAGACGTTGTATTTATTGATGGTACTTACTTGATGATTGATGAACAGACTGGAGAAGCAAACACTCCACAAGCCATTACTAACATTACCCGTTCATTGAAACGTATGGCTCAAAGATTTAAAGTGCCTATTGTTATCTCGACTCAGGCTTTGAAGTGGAAGATGAAAAAGGGACAAGTAACTGCTGACTCAATTGGTTACTCTTCTTCTTTTCACCAAGACGCCGATGTAATCTTTGGTTTGCAACGAGAAGACGAAGCAGTAGATGACACACGTGTGTTAAAGATTCTTGACAGCCGTAACTCTGGACGTGGAGAAGTTACCCTTATGTGGGACTGGAACACGGGCCAGTTTAGAGAGCTTGAAAGCGATGACCTATGACATTAGAAGAGATGGAAGATACTTTAGAAAGGCTCGGACTTGAAGTCGTATCCACTAGAGGTTCAGAAATCCAAAGCTATTGTCCTGCACACGTTGAGAGAACAGGTCACGAAGACCGTAACCCATCGTGGTGGATTAACTCAGACACTGGTGCACATATCTGTTTTTCATGCCACTACAAAGGCGGACTGTTGTCCCTGGTTTCCTATATTCAAAAATGGGACTATGAAAAATCAAAAGAGTGGCTTAATGACGGGACAACTAACCTTGCGGCTTCTTTACAAAAAGCAATCAAACCAAAGAAAGTTTTTGAAGAGTTAACGTTTATAACCGAATCGATGCTGGCTGCTTTTGGCGACCCGCCAGCTGATGCTCTTAAAGCAAGAGGCTTAACACTGCCAGCAGCGCAAGAGTATGAAGTTCTTTGGAGTGAGCGCCATAGCAATTGGGTTACTGTTATAAGAGACCCACACACCCACAAGCTTCTTGGTTGGCAAGAGAAGGGCCACACCTCTAGGTTTTTTAGAAATCAACCAGTCGGTGTTCCAAAGAGCAACGCTTTGTTTGGATACAAGCAATACAAGGGCGGAGACATGATTGTGGTTGAGTCACCTTTAGATGTAGTAAGGCTTGCATCAGTGGGTATATCAGGTGGAGTGAGCACCTACGGCGCCATAGTCTCTATGCAACAATTCAACATTATGCGTGGAGCTGATAGGCTTATTTTTGCTATGGACAATGACCAGGCGGGAAAAGAGTCATCGGTCAACTTATTAATTTTATGTCAGGAGTATGGAGTAGATGCTTGGTTCTTTAACTACAACCAAACAGACATGAAGGACGTTGGTGCTATGAGCAAATCTGAGATAGTCTATGGTTTAGAGAATGCAAGACACATGGTAAACGGAAAGAAGGCTTTACATGGAGAGTATGCTTCCCCTATTAATAGCTGATGAAGATTTTATTGAGCACCTGCACGAATGGGGACACTACCCATCAATTGATATTGCAGAGCTTGCAGAGGAGTGGAAAATTTGGTCAAAAGAAAACGTCGAATAAAGAAAAGACCAGCTTGGATAGTTGACGTAGATGGAACACTGGCTAACGTAGATTCAATATTAAAGTACATAGTAAACAAAGACGACAACGATAACTTTAAAAAAGATTTTGATAAGTTTCACAGAGAGTCTATCCACGTTCCTTTCCACGAACACGTGGTGGATATGGTTTGGACCGCTATTACCAAAGACAAAGACATCCTTGTAGTAACTGCTAGACGAGAGGAGTGGCGTTCACACACTTCGTACTGGTTAGCAGATGTGGCAAACATCCCACATCAAGCTTTGTTCATGCGAGGTAATAAAGACTACAGACCTGACTATGAGGTCAAAAAAGACATACTAGAACATATTAGACTTTTCTGGGATGTTCAACATGCGGTTGACGACAATCCAAATGTCATTAGACTTTGGTCTGAATACGGCATTCCAACTACAAAAATAGGAGACTGGGACGGAACATGATTATTGGATTAACTGGCTACGCCCAATCAGGAAAAGACACTTTAGCAAACATACTTGTAGAACAATATGGATTTAAACGTGTTGCTTTTGCTGACCCTATACGTGATTTCTGCTATGAGGTAAACCCAGTAATTGGTCACGTCGCTAACGAAGACACTCTTCTACGTACTGTTGTTGATAGAGATGGTTGGGAAAACGCTAAACAAAATCAGTCTGTTCGTAGACTTTTACAGAACGTGGGAGTTGCTGCTCGTAATCAATTTGGAGAATTGTTCTGGGTAGCTCAGGCGCTTAGCCCAACTAAAATTTCTGAAGGAGACAAGGTCGTTATTACAGACGTTCGTTTTGTAAATGAAGCAGAGGCTATAAAGATGTTTCCAGACTCCCAGCTTTGGAGGGTAAAGAGACCTGGATACGGCCCAGTCAATAACCATGTATCAGAGTCTGAGATGGAAGACTACAAAGTAGACCAAATTTTTTATAACGCAGGCACCATTGAAGACCTGCGGGCATTAGTTAATGTTCGCATGAGAGCATACGTATGATTATGGAGTATGGGTCCTGGGTCCTTGCCGTTATAGGTGTCGGAGGAATCTATTTTGTTGGACGTAAAACTATCTGGGGCTGGCTAGTGCTTCTTTTTAACGAAGTCTTGTGGATTGGTTACGCGCTAACTACTGACCAGTACGGTTTTATCTTCTCTGCTCTTGCCTACGCTCTTGTCTATATTAGGTCTTATGTCCATTGGTCTAAAGATAGAGTTAACGAGATACCTCTGTGACATTTACAGGAACCCTTCTGCCTTATCAACCTGAGGCTGTAGACAGGATGTGCCAACGAGGCAGGATGCTTGTCGCCTATGACTTAGGGTTGGGAAAAACTGTTCTAACCATTGCCGCTATAGAGCGCCTTATGGATGAGAACAAAATTAAAGAACCAGGCCTTATAATTTGCTTATCCTCATTGAAATATCAATGGGCTAATCAGATTGAGAAATTTACTAATGGAACTTCACACTCTTTGGTTGTGGATGGAACGCCGAAGCAAAGAGCAGAGCAGTACGCTGAAGCCATCGACTGGCGTAATACAGGTATTGATTACATCATTCTTAACTACGAGCAGATTGTTAACGACTGGGACTACGTCAAAGAATTACCGCGAGGATTTGTCGTCCTTGACGAAGCCACAGCAATCAAGTCTTTTAAATCTAAACGCTCCAGAGCAGTTAAAAAACTTGTCAACTCCCCCTACAGGTTCGCGCTCACTGGTACCCCTATTGAAAATGGCAAGCCTGAAGAGCTGTACAGCATTATGCAGTTCGTTGACGCCAACGTACTTGGTAGGTTTGACATCTTTGATGCTGCTTTTATTGTAAGAAACTCTTGGGGCGCACCGCAGTATTATCGCAACTTAAAGACTTTACATGAGAAGATGAAAGAGGCTTCTGTACGTAAAGCACAGAAAGACCCAGACGTTGCCCCCTATCTTCCCGACACTATTCACAAAGAACCAGCAAAAATATTTTTTGATAGAAAGACCTCTAAGTTATATACACGCATAGTAGAAAATCTTTTATCAGATTTAGACGAAGCTCAAGATTTATTTGGCAGCAACTTTAACATCATGGCTCACTACGGGTTAGAGTCTAGACGTGGTGGTCCTGAGGATGAGATGCGTGGAAAAATTATGTCTAAGATTGGCGCATTAAAAATGCTCTGCTCGCACCCCGAGTTATTAAAAACAAGTGCGGCTAAGTTTAAACAGATGGGTGGAGAAGGCTCCGCTTACATTGCAGAGCTTGTGGACAGCGGTTCACTAGATGGCATTGTTTCTTCACCAAAACTAGACTACTTAATCCAGTATGTAAAAGACCACCTAGAACAGGATGACAACAACAAAGTGGTTGTCTTTGCAACCTATGTTGACATGCTTGATAAGATAGTCGCAGCATTTGGCGAAGACATGTGCAGAAAGTACTCAGGTAAATTAGATGCTCGTACTAAAGAACTTAACAAAACTGACTTCAATAATAATCCCAGCGTACGCGTACTGGTTAGTTCTGACGCTGGGGGTTACGGTGTGGACCTTCCTGCTGCTAATCTTCTTATCAATTACGACCTCCCTTGGTCTTCGGGAAGTGCAACGCAAAGGAATGGCCGCATACAAAGAGCGTCATCAACTTGGCCGACAATAGTAATTCAGGATATTATTATCTCTGGTTCTATAGAGGAAAGACAACACGAAGCTCTACAACAGAAAAGTGCAGTGGCTAGCGCTGTAATTGATGGCGAAGGGTTTGATGATAACGGTAATATGCCGTTAAGTGTTGGAAGTCTAAAACAGTTTTTACAAGCAGCAATTGTCTAGTAGCTCAGTTGGCAGAGCAGGCGACTGTTAATCGCCAGGTCCCTGGTTCGAGCCCAGGCTAGACAGCAGTATTGCGGACGTGGCGCAGTTGGTAGCGCGAGACCTTGCCAAGGTCTAGGCCGCGGGTTCGAGCCCCGTCGTCCGCTCGTGGTTAGATTAACTAGGATATATACAAAGACTGGTGATGCAGGCACGTCTGCGCTCGCAGGCAATGACCGTCATCCAAAAGAAGATTTAATCTTTAATGCTATAGGCACAGTCGATGAAGCAAACTCATCTATTGGTATTGCCATGTGTTATGTAGATAAAGAAGACGTCTACACTTTGTTAAAGAATATACAGAACGATTTGTTTGATTTGGGTGCCGACCTTGCTTCGCCAAAAGTGTCGGTTACAGACGCTCACATTACTTATCTTGAAACTAATATAGATTTGTACAACGACCAGTTAAAGCCACTGGAATCTTTTGTACTACCTTCAGGGAGCAAGGCTTCTTCCTACCTACACCTATCTAGAACAATAGTTCGTAGGGCAGAGCGTTGTGTTTGGGATTCTGTAAACCAAAGGGAGACCAACCCTCTTATAGCTAAATACCTCAACAGGCTATCTGACCTGCTGTTTGTCCTAGCTAGGTACCTGAATGGTGGTAAAGATATACTGTGGGAGCCGCAAGTAAAACTATTGGCAGATGGTGTAACTGGCAACACGCCTGGCTCTGGACCAGGAGACTCTAGGTTCGACCCCTAGTCTGCCAGCTTTAGCAGTACATACAGCCATATAGTAAATAAACTATAAGGATGCCTAACGCACCTAAAACCCCTACGCGTACTATCCGCGTATCAGACCAGCTGTGGACAGCGGTCCAAAAGAAAGCTGCAGCTGAGAAGGTTACAGTGACCAGCATTATTATCGAAGCCCTTGAAAACTATATTAAAGAAGATAATTAAATGGGAAAACACCACGATAAGGTTGCCGCTGCTCTTAAGTGGCGCCAGGAGACAATGCCCAAGGGTTCTGGATACAAGAAGCCTGGCAGCATGAACCCACGTAAGACTGGGTTCCGCAGTTATACAGCCGCGGAGGCTCGTAAAAAGATAAGTTGACAGGTATCCCACCCCTGTATTAGGTTGTCTATGTAAACAACAACAACCAAAGGGGATTACATGGACGTCACCTCAGTACGTGCTTATATCAAGCAGTACGTTGCTTTAAAAGATGAAGTAGAAACTTTATCAAAGCGACAGACAGAACTTAAAACTCGTCTTACAAAAACTATTGATGAGTTTGGTTCAACAGATGAACGCGGTCATATTGTACTAAGCGTTCCTACAGATACATCAGAAGAAGACGACCTTCAAATTATGAAGCAACGTCGTGTTTCTAAAAATTTAGACATGGACCTTGCAGAAACCATTCTTACTAAAAAAGGTCTAAAAGATAAATGCGTTAAGATGGTTCCTCAAATTGATGAGGCTGCAATCATGGCTGCTTTTTATGAAGGCTACCTTACTGAAGAAGACATTGACACTATGTTTCCTTCAAAGGTTACCTATGCATTTATCGTTGGGAAATAATGTCAACAACTAGAAATAGGTTAGAACGTAAACTTGACGAGTACAACCACACAATGGAACTTATAAGAACTGTTGTACCAATAATGGTTTTGTGCCTTCAGATTTACATACTACTTAAGCTGCTTTAATATGACAGATGAAATAGATAAAATGTTTTCTGACTTGGATAGTTATTATCCAGGCAGTAAACGAAAGCGCAGGGAACCAAAAGCTCCCGAGGTAGAAGTCGATGACACGTGGGAATCAAAGTCCTACAAAAAGACTCTGCCTAATGGCAAGGACATGGAGTTCTACACCATTGGCGCTCTCGCACAAGCGTTGGGACGTCCCGTAATTACTATCCGTTTTGCACGTGAAGCGAATACAGTGGCCTAATCAGCAATTGACTAACGCAATCGCTGAGGCTTGGAAGAATATCCAAGTCGAAGACTCTAAAACAACTGAAACAAAGGAATAAAAAAACTATGGCAGTAAACCGTACGGAAGAATATCTTCCACAAAACGATGAGTTCGACACCGCAACCATCGAAGAACGTCCTGCAGCAGCAACAACAAATGCTGTGCAGTCTGGTTGGGATGCAGCAGAAAAGCTGTCAACAACCGCAGGTGACTACCCAACAGAATTTAAATTTGTTGACGGTGAGTTCACAATTGTTAAGTTCATTGACCAGAATGGTCCATTTGCAATCTACAAGCAACACTTCCTACAGCAGAAAACTGTTGGCAAGCGTTCGTATGTTTCACTTGGGCCTAACGACCCACTATGCACCAAGCTTGGTAGCAAGCCAGAAGATAAAAGAGCGTTCACTATTGCAGTGATTACTCCTTCAGGCGTTGTTCGCCAGATGCTTATTGCAAGCCCACGTTTGTACAAGACATTGTACGCAGCAGAGTTTTCCCCACAAGGACCTTTGACTAAGAACTACTGGGCTATTAGCCGTACAGGCAAAATGCAACAAACTGTGTATCACCTCAACGCAGTAAAGCCTCGTGACCTCATGGAAGACTGGGGTATTGATGAGAAGATGGCCGAAGAAGGCGTGGCACAAGTCAAGCCATTCGAACGCTCTGTAATCAAAGAACACACATGGGCTGAACTAGAAGAGATTGCAAACTCTCTTCTTTAATCACTAGAGTTCTGGGGGCCAGTAAACTTAATCCCCTTTCGTCGCTGGCTCCCAGACACCTACATTAATCGAGGTAATCATTTGAATATTATTACGACAACTGAGCAACTAAAAGAACTCGTTGATTACTACCTAACACAAGACGCATTTGCATTTGACGTAGAAACAGTAGGAGATAGAAGAGGAGTTCCAGTTGTTAATCAAGTACTATGGCTTAGTCTTGCGACTTATGGTCGTGGGGATGTTATCCCGATGGGCCACCCACATGGTGAATTTATATCTGAAGTTTTCCCACTTACAGGGCAAGGAGAAAAGCGCGTACAAGCTGGCCTTCAGGCTAGGGAAAGCGATTACTCTAGGGACAAGCGCAAAGCTGTTAAAACTTTCGGCGAAGCTCCTGAACAACTACACCCAGCGGAAGTCTTTGCTGCTTTAAAACCTTTATTTTTTAGTGACAAGTTAAAGATTGGTCACAATTTAGTTTTTGACCTTTGCTCAGTAGCAAAGTATTTTGACAAAACCATACCTACCGCTCCCTATTTCGACACCATGGTTGGCTCATTTATATATGACAACCGTAATAAAAACCGATGCGGTCTTGATGATTGTCTAGAGCGAGAGCTTGGTTACAAAATGGAAAAAGGTGTTGGAGCTCAAGTAGAAATTCACGCCTTTAGTACTGTTGCTAAGTACGCATACTTAGATGCTAAGTACACCTTCATGCTTTGGAAGGTGGTACGAGATAAAATTAAAGAAGCCGACGTAGAAAACATCATGAAGTTAGAGATGGATGTTCTAGAGGTTCTGTGCCACATGAAGCTTACTGGCGCACCTATTGATACAGATGCCCTAACCACCCTGCACACACGGTTAGAGGAGGACATTGAGAAGGCACGCGCTCAGATATACAAGGTTGCAGGTAGAGTATTTAATATTAACTCTAATCAAGAAAAACAATACCTTTTGTATAGCCCGAAGTCTTCAGGTGGTAGAGGTCTTAAACCAAAAATTCTTACCAACAAAGGTCTTGAAAAAGAGATGCAAGGCAAGGACCTTGACTACATGGACTACTCAGTATCAGCAGAAGCTTTAGAGCCCTATCGTGAGAAAGACCCGATGGTTCATGCTTTGCTTGAGTACGCTGACCTAAATAAATTGCTTAGCACATACGTTGTGCCATACCTCGGAGGCGATGTTGTACGAACTGTCAGCGGCAAATCTAAAGTAGAATACAAAGAAAGTCTTTTAGTTAGTGGCCGAGTGCACGCCGATTTTGTTCAACACGGAGCTGAGACTGGCCGTTTTTCTAGCCGTAATCCAAACTTACAGAACATACCTAATCCGTCTGCTAGCGACAACGGTAAAGCTATTCGTAATCTATTTTATGCCCCAGAGGGCTATAAGTTAGTAGTTGCTGACTACTCTCAGATTGAACCTCGTATCATCGCGTCTATGTCTAAAGACAAGACCATGATGAAAAACTACCTAGAAGGTCAAGACATCTATACAACTGTAGGAGATGTTATGGGGGTTAATCGTCAGGCAGGCAAGGTCCTTGTTCTTTCTATGGCGTATGGTGTAGGCCCCGATAAGATTGCCAGGTCTATTGGTTGCTCAGTCACAGAGGCTAGAACACTTTTAGGAGACTTTGCTTCTAAGTTTAGTGCTGTTAACTCCTATAGAATAAAGGTTGTAGGAGCTACCAAGGTTAAAAAGTACGTGACCACCATCATGGGTCGCAAAAGGTACATTCCAGACATTAACTCTAGCGATTTTATAAAGCGTGGTAGTGCAGAAAGACAGGCGTTCAACACACGAATTCAAGGCTCTGCCGCAGACATCATGAAGCTTGCTATGATTAGAGCACATAATCTTATTCCAAAGGAAGCCAGCATATTGTTAACCGTGCATGATGAGTTAGTTACCTTGACACCTAACAGTTTTGCTGAAGAGACAGCAGCGGCAATTAGGGAAGCCATGGAAGGTATACAGCTTCTTGAGGTTCCTCTTATTGCTGACATTACAACAGTTCAGAGATGGGGCGAGGCAAAATAATGTGGCCGTTTAAAAAGAAGAAGCCCTTAAATATAGAATTTGAAACTATTAATAACGAGATACCTATAGGTACCCTGATGCGTTGGTTTTTATATGATACAGATTTAGCAGAAGAACCAAACACTATTGCAAAAATATTAGGCATGACTCCTGTAAGTGAAGAAGGAGATGAACATGAGTTTAATGAAAGCGAAAAGAGATTAGACCAAATAGAATACCTACTTCCATTTATAGACATGGTATCTGAGATGACAGCTGACGTGATAACCAGCGTTCAACTTGATGAGATTAAAAAACGAGACCCAGATAATGTTAGGGAAATGGAACGCGAGCAAGACATGATGCACATGATGTACAAAATGGTTGCTTTTTCTTCCCTTTTAGGGGGCTTGTCTTCAGGAGTAAATCTTGGTTTAATACAACCAGGGAATGTTTCTAATACCAGTTTAGAGTTTAAGAAGTTGGAGGGTTTTGATGAGTAGTTCTTGGTGGGCGCAAAAGCTAGGAGCTCCAGCACCTCAGCAACCTCAAAGACAAGGTGTTGTACAGCCTCAGCCAGCAACCTATGCACAACCACAGCAACCGCAGTATCCACCTTCCCAACAGATAACCCCTACAGCAGAACGTTGCCCTGGATGCGGTAGTTCAAACTACGGCGGTGCCACCCCTGAGTCTAGAAAGCGTTGTTACGATTGCGGGTATCCAATAGTACAATCGGGTACTGGAGTGCGTGGAGTAACGACTGGTCAAGCAGGAGCAGGGCCAGCTCAACCAGCACGACAGATAGATACAGGCGGATATAACCCAACCACAATCATAGGGAAAATTTAATGAATGCAGAATTAGTAAAAGTATTACAAAAGATAAATAAAAAATATGGCGATGACACAATCATTCTTGGTTCTGAGATTAGAACTGATGTCTCACAGCGTTACACAAGTGGTTCAGTAAGTTTAGATGTTGCCTTAGGCGGTGGTTGGCCTGTTAATCAATGGCACGAAATTATTGGAGAAGCAAGCAACGGAAAAACAGCAATAGCACTAAAGACTATTGCGGCTAATCAAAAGAAAAACCCCGACTTTACTACTGTTTGGGTAGCAGCAGAGCAGTGGGTTCCTAGCTATGCAGAGATGTGCGGAGTAGATTCCAGCAGAGTATATGTAGTTTCAACAAATGTTATGGAGGAAGCATATGAGTCTGTCATCCAGATTACAGAAAGTAAAGCGGTCGATTGTATTGTTATTGATTCTTTACCTGCCTTGGTCCCTACAACAGAAGACGATAAGGAGATGGAGGAATCTACTGTAGGTCGTGGAGCACTTCTTACTAACAAGTTCTTCCGTAAAGTGGGCAAAGCATCTAAACGTTCTTTGGTGGAACCAGAACGTCCATTCATAGGAATTGTTATTAACCAGTGGCGCTCCAAAATTGGCGTTATGTACGGTGACCCACGCACCACCCCAGGTGGGCTAGGTAAGGACTACGCTTTCTTCACCCGCTGCGAGGTTCGCAGAGATGAGTGGATTGAGGTAGGGACTGGCCAAGATAAGCGCCGTGTAGGTCAGGGCATTAAGGTACGAGTATTAAAAAACAAGTCAGCCCCACCATCCCAGGTGGCTACTTTTGACTTTTATTTTGCAAAAGGCAACGGTTTATTGGCTGGAGACATCGATTTTGCTAAGGAAATCTTAGCTATTGGAATTGTCAATAAAGTGATAACTAGAGCAGGTGCCTACTACCGTTACGCGGATAGACAGTGGCAAGGCTCCGATGCTATGCTTGATTCTATACGGGAAGAAGTTGATTTAAAGGAGACACTCGAAAGTGACGTTCTTGCTTCTATCAAACAAGGCTCCAAACTGGTAGCCGAGGATGAAGAGTAAGGGTCAGAAGGAGTCGAAGAGACACGAGGAACGACTTGCCAAAAAAATAAATGGCAAACGAAACGCAGGTAGCGGAGCGTTTTGGAGTCGTAAGGGTGATGTTCGGTCTAAGGACTTGTTAATAGAACACAAGTGGACTGGCAAAGCCACCGTGACTATCAAGGCCACGGTTCTAGAAAAGATTGTTAAGGAAGCTATCCTTGACAGTCGCACTCCTGTACTTGGTTTCAGTCTCAACGATGAAAACTACGTAATGTTGTTGGAGGATGATTTTCTAGAACTACGCCAGAAACTTCAGGAGTGTAGTTGTTCGAAGACATCGGCCACTTAGAGGGCTGGCGCCATCAAGCGAAGTGTCGGGGGATGGACACAGAGCTCTGGTTTCCTCCCAGAGATAAAGCTAAGTATAAAAAAATTGCAACCGTATCCAAAGGCGTATGCTTTGGACGAGACGGGTTACCTGAGTGTCCCGTGCGTAAAGATTGTTTGCTCTATGCAGAGGCTATGGAAGAACAGCACGGCATATGGGGCGGCATGTCGCATCGTGAGCGTAACGCGCTTAAGCGTAAAGCTAAAAAACAGGGCAAGTCACTTGAGGAGTGGATACTTACTGAAGACGTGTGATACGGTATCCGTATGACAGAAAAGTACAAGCCAACGGGGGCATTGAAATCATTTTTAGATGCAGGCAAAAAACCTTCCCGCGTCTTAGGTTCAGTAGAACGTTACGTTTTATCTAAGCCAACAGACAAAAGTAGACGCACAGATGTCCTACATCCATCAGAGATGGCAGGCGATGAGTGGTGCCACAGAGCATCCTATTTTCAATTAAAAGGGCACCAACCACTAGAAAGTTCACGTCGTAATAGCTTGCGACTTCAATCAGTATTTGCAGAAGGTCACGGCATCCATGCTAAGTGGCAACGTTGGTTTCAAGAAATGGGAAACTTATATGGCAAGTGGTACTGCAAAGAGTGTGATGAGTATTTCTGGGGCGGTTCCGATTGCCATGAGGGACCATTAGAATACAAAGAGGTCCCGCTGTTCTATGAACCACTTCGCATCTTTGGTCACGCTGATGGTTGGCTTACAAACTTTGGTGACCCACTCATGTTAGAAGTAAAGTCAATTGGCTTTGGAACTATACGGTGGGAAAACCCAGAGTTAGCCGCAGAGTTTGGGACTATGGAAAAGGTTTGGCCAGAGATTAAAGCCCCTTTTGCTAAGCACGTAACTCAAGTTCAAATATATATGAAGCTTGCAGAGTTATTAGAGTATGAAAATTATCCAAGAGAAGCTGTTCTTATATATGAGAACAAAGCAACACAGGATGTAAAAGAGTTTGTTGTACCTAAAACAGATTTTGCTATTGCCCCTTTGTTTGAGGCAGCAGCTATGATTGTCGAAGCTATCAATAACAACACCCCTCCCCCATGTAACTTAGATAAATGGGGCGGATGTACAAAGTGCGGAGGTTACAATGAGTGAACTAGTAGCAACGGGCATCAGTGAGTTGGTTCTTCAACAACTAGAGGCACAAGGACTGCCAATAAAAAGAAACATGAACATTGACCCGCCAGCATTTCCAGAAGATATCACCCTTGTTGATGACCAAGACTTGATGATTATGGCTGCCAAATACATGGAGAATCTAAACTTCCTTAGAACTCAAGTAGCTTGTGCATCCTTAGCTGAGCTTGAGGCTACTAACGATTATGAAATAGAAGTAGCCAGAGGGTTGCTTACTAAAACTACTGGTAAAACCACAGAGAAAGCAGTCATGTTAAAGGCATCAGTGTCAACAGATGACCACGTATTAGTTTTAGAAAAGGCCAAGAACTATGCCCACGCATATCGTAAGCTGTTAGAGACAGCGTTAGAAAATTTAGAGCGGTACTACTCGCTTACTAGCAGGGAGTTAACAAGACGTACGTCTAACAGTCGGTCTGGATTTGGAAATAGATTTATCCCATGACCATAAAAAAATTTGAAGGTAAGTTGTCCGTTCCAGGCAGTAGCCGTTTGTACATGGGTATTGACCAGTCTTACAGCGGTTTTGCTTGCACGTTGTTTTCAACAAATGGGACATATCAGACAACTGTCTTTAAATCGGAACTCAGAGGCATTGACAGGCTTGCAGAGATTCGCGCATTTTTAAAAGAACAAATAGATTCTTCCCCATTTCCCATAGATGATATTGCTATGGAAGATTACGCTTACGCGGGTATGGGCAAGGTGTTTCACCTAGGTGAGCTGGGTGGGATGGTCAAGCTTGTATGCAAGGATGCTGGGTACTATCCGATGTTAGTCCCCCCTACAAGCTTAAAGAAGTATGTGACAGGCAAGGGCACAGGCGTACAAAAGGCCCAGATGCTCCTTTACATCTATAAGAAGTGGGGAGTAGAATTTACTGACGATAACGCCGCAGATTCATACGCGTTAGCCCGCTTGGTGGCGGGAATGCATGGATTGGCTTACGAAAAAGAAGTGTATGATAAGTTACAAGGCGCGGACTTTAGGGAAAGATAAATGACAACGATTGTTGGCGTACAACATAGAAACAAGTGTGTTTTAGGTGCGGATAATCAAGTAACAGATGATGATGGTCGTATCTTCAGACATAAGAACATGGTAAAGATATCTCAGTTGGCAAACGGCGTGTTGTTAGCTGGTGCAGGTGAGGTTGGAGCATGTGATATTGCCCAGCATCTGTGGAAACCCCCAAAGATGACCGCCAAAGACAAGACTGACACATACCACTTTGTTATATCTAAATTAATTCCATCTTTAAGAGATTGTTTAAAGAACAATGGATATAACTTTGATGAAGAGCGTCCAAAGAATGACAAAGGACAACGTTTTCATTTCTTAATTGCTGTTAATGGTGAGATATTTGATGTCAGCGAAGACCTATCAGTCTGTCAAGCAGAGACAGGTTTCTACGGCGTTGGTAATGGTTCAGGGTATGCATTAGGAGCTCTTCATGCGGGTGCGCCTATTGAAAAAGCGCTGCAGATAGCAGAAGACTTAGATGTGTATACTTCAGGCCCCTTCTTAATCCTAGAGCAAAAGAAAGACAATGGATAATAAACATTTAAGAGCTCATGGATACCTTACAATCGATGAGTTCATGAGCAAACTGACCCCTGGTTTACATGATTATTTAAAAAGTAATTGGCCAGGAAAAGCAGGCGAGCTACACCATCCAGAGGACCTTATAGTGAACGCTCATATTTACATAGAGATAGCCAATAACGTCCTATCTAATTTTGGAACAATCGCCTGTGACAAGAAACATTAGAGAACTAAAGCCTGATTACAGCGGGTCTATGGACTACGCAGACGAGGTCCTTCATGAATGCCCTATTTGCCAATCCAGTATTTGGAATATTAAAGCGTCCTTTCAAGACTATGAGATAGCCCAGTATTTCTTGGACATGGAGTGCAGCAGCTGCGGTACCTACGGCAGGGCGCCCACCCCTTTAGACAGACCAAATCTAATTTAGACTTCATAATTGTACTTACGGGAGCCCCACTATTCGTAAACCGAGGTACACATGTCCGAACAACCCCAAGAACAAATCCTGCGTGTTAGCGCTGGGTCCAATCCACAGGCTGTGGCATCAGCAATCGCCCACAGTATCTATGAGACACGCAATTGCAAGATTCGTGCTGTTGGTGCAGGCGCAGTTAATCAAGCTGTAAAGGCTATCGCTATTGCTCGCGGTTATACCGCTCCCCGCGGTCTTGACCTTATTTGCGTTCCAGGCTTTTCAAGCATCGAGAGCCATGATGGTCAGATTTCTGCAATTGTCTTTGAAGTAAAGGCAAGTTAACCCTGTATTTATCCAGTAATAAGGCTACCCTTATTTAAACCCTTGGCCAAAGGAAAATAAATGAAAAAAGATTCTAGTAAGAACCCAGCACCATTGGGTCCTACATCAACTGACCCAAAAAACGCTGCAGGAGCTAAACCTCAGGTTGCAAAGCCTGTAAAAGGCACACTTGTTAAAAAAGGTGGAGCTCAGGCTGGCGACCCATACAAGCAACCAAAGCCAGCACGTTCAAACATCATGGGCAAACTTGCTCGTGGTGGTGCACGTTATGGCATTCGCGTAAAGTTCCAGAAGACCGTAGCACCAGAAGCTGGAGCAACACAGGCAAACGGCCGTATGTTCTCACCAGCAGTTCGTCGTCAGCGTCCTAACTTTCAGGACGGCGGCGGGTCGCACGGCAATTAAAACTAAATAGCGCAAGGGCCCCGCAAGGGGCCTTTGGCATTTATAGGAATATATTTTAATTTAGATTGTTATATACTACTGATGACTGCTCAACAACGAGGGTCACAAAAAGTTATATCGTCTAAAGGAGATATATTATGGCTTCAGGCTACCCAATTCAATGGCGCGGAAACGACGCCCCAAAAATAAACTATAACAAGGAAATCTTTCCTCAAACCCAGGACCCATTTGCAACATTAAATAGTATGTTGCAACCGTGGACCTTTGGTTTTGATAGACATTTAGATATGTTTAGACAGTTAGAGGACCTCAGGGTTAAATCAACATACCCGCCTTACAACATCGTGACCCTACCCGATGACAAAGCTGAGATTCAGATTGCCGTTGCGGGCTTTAAAAGGTCAGAAATTAATATAGAGTACAAAGAAAATGTCATATCAGTCAGCGGAGAAAGAGCTGATGATGACTCCGCAACCTATGCCTACAAAGGCATTGCGGGCCGCACTTTCTTACAACGCTTCGCTGTATCAGACGACGTGGTTGTCAAGGGAGCAAAGCTGGAGGACGGTTTTCTAACCATATCCCTGGAGCGCATCATCCCAGAGGCTAAGAAAGCTAAAACTATTGAAATAGAATAGTTGTCCATGGTTGTACATAGATGTCCATTGTTGTACAACAACCTTGCAATATGACAGTAAGACTGTTATAGTACGACTCCCCCTTCTTGTACAAAGCCCCCTGCAAAATATTTTTGCAGGGGGTTACTTTACATTTACTTACCGAATCTTTATGATACGCTTAAGTCGAAGTGCAAGACGGGATGAAAGGAACTTGTAGTGCCGAAAACATCGGACAAAAAGAGTCTTGGCGATTTGCTATCTGAGTTAGAAGCAAATCCAAAAAGACGTAGAAGCGCAGGTCTATGCATCTGCGGTAGATGGTTAGAAACTATTGATAAAGATACAGTTGACCGCATGTATAAAGCTTTTAGTGGTCCAAAAATTCTAGTAGATATATCTAATTACTTTTTTGCTATCAAAGAAGTGTACCCAGAAATTCCACTAGAAAAAACCACTTTCTACATGCACTTCAGGAAAAAGTGCTCATGCTTTAAACAAGAGAAAGAATTGAATTAATGACAAAACTATCGTTAGGGGACATACTAGACCAGGCTCTAGAAGTTTCCACAGCAACTGGTGACTGGGCTTGGCCACCAATACAACCAGCAAAACCAACAGTAATTAAGCCAGCAACTTATAAAGAACGTAAAGGGAAGAAAGACGGCACACGTTTAATTATGTTCGTGCCAGACCCACAGATTGGGTACCGTAAGTATGAAGACGGGACACTAGACCCATTCCATGATGACGCAGCAATTGACGTACACTTCCAATTACTTGCTTATTTAGAAGATAAATATGGTGTTGACGAAATTATTCATCTTGGTGATTACCTAGACCTACCAACAATGGGCAAGTACGCACAAGAAGAAATGTTTGCTCACACTGTTCAACCAGCAATTGATTACGGCCATAATTTATTAGCAAAGCAGCGTGCCACATGTCCTGACGCAAAGATTGTTATGCTTGAAGGTAATCACGACTGCCGCATGCAACGATATGTTGTTGCAAATGCTATGGCTTCTAAAGGTATTAAAAGAGCGGGAGCTAAGCCAGAAGACTGGCCTGTTATGTCCATCCCATACCTTCTACGTTTAGATGATATTAAGGTGGAATATATTGGCGCCTATCCAGCAGGAGAGTATTGGGTTACCAAATACCTTCGTGCTATTCATGGCACCACCGTTCGTTCAGGTGGCTCAACTGCCAGCGCTTATATAAATAAGAACCCACACATCTCAACAGTGTTTGGACACGTCCACAGACAAGAAATGCAGTACAAAACTGTGCATGACCAAGATGGTCCTATCCGCAGTGTGTCTGCAAGTCCTGGATGCCTATGCCGTATCGATGGCGCAGTTCCTTCCTATGGTTCTGGACTTAACGATAACGGTCGACCAGTAAAACACTGGGAAGATTGGCAACAAGGAGTCATGATTGGCTGGGTTAGAGCAGATGAGTCATTTACCCTGCAACCTATCCATATTATGGACGGCTGGGCTGTATACGAAGGCAAAGAGTTTACAGCGACCCTATAGTTTTACAGGCGTATCATTGACGTATGGGTGCACCACATCAAAATACGCAAAACTTAGGCGCTGCTGGCATGCAGGGCACCTACACCAATTATGGTGGAGGTGGAACCCCTGTCGCTCGTTCAGAGCTCGACTTCCTGCGCCTTGGCGTTGGTCGTGTACCACAAGCTGAGTATCCAGACGGTTACTTAGGAACGATACGTACACGTCGCGATGACCGTGGCCGTCCTAACGGTCAGTCAGAGCGAGTATCAGACTCACTTAAAGTTAGAATAGGTCAGCGCTCATACCAACGCGGTGTTCACCGCGGTGAGCGCATTGACCAGTCTGATTACTATTACCCTGCAGGTTTAGATAACATGCGTGGTATTGAGCGTCAAATGAAAGCTGTTAAAGACGGAAACGTTTATCGTATAAAGAGAAACGTAGAAGTAACAACACTAGTTCCAGCACCACACTTACCAAATGACGGTAAGGCTGGCCCATCAGTAAGAAGCGATTCCCCATACAACATTAACAAGGTACGCGTAGAGCAAATGTCTCGTATGCGTCCACAGTGGAAGTAAAAGATGCCAGGTAAATACGCAGACGGTACCTATGGTCGCAAGCCATGGCAAGATGATGGCCGCAAGCCTTATCACACGCCAATAGAAGCTGCGTTTCCCCCACAAGATTATCTAGGACCTTTTCAATCTAACCAAGACCGCTTACTTAATCAAGCGCTTGCCACTTGGACTATGACTAGCGAAGAAATTCAAGAGTATGTGCGTCCTAACCTTCCACAAGTTAATCTATTCCCTGACAGATACGGATTTGTTACAGAAGAAATAGGTATTGAAGATATTATTGACCTACCAGGTAGAAGTGGAAACCAAGCAGGTCAGCGTGTGGAGTCAGACTTCTCCAACACACCTAACACTCCACAATCTACTAGCCGCAACACCCTAGGAGGTTCGGTATGAAAGACCCAGGATTATTTACAGACAGCACTGGCGAAGGCATGGCTGGGGCTACAGACGTCAGTTTGGAGACCATTTATAACGGCACTAAGGCCTGTAAGGCATGTGGTATTTCAATGAACCCAGTACAATCGTTGAAAGACCAGAGTCTGTGCCCAAGTTGTACTAGACGTAAGGCATCAAGACTAGTTAAAGGACGGATGGCATAATGGCAGTTAATCAATCACGTTCCCTCAATGGTGACATGAACGAGGGTGCAACAGACGGCAAATATCGTAAGCGTCGTCCAAATACCACAGTTCAACCAGGCATGGGTGACCAGCTTGTAGTACAGAATCGTGCAGACCTACATCCATATATGAACTATGGATTTATTAATTCAGAAGAGACTTCTAAAGTAAACCCAGCGGGTAACTAATGATTAAAGGCATCCGTAGAGAAATGGATGCACGTCGCCAATCAAAGGCAACGGAGTCATCGATTAAAGCGCACAAAGACACAATGCTTGGATTACTTCGTGCTTCCGTAAAAGTTAACAGTGATAGCCCAGAGCAATCACAACGTCGTCGCTACGCTGCAGGTGACCCAGAAGCTGTTTACACAAGTTCTACTGGAGAAAAGCGCTCGCCTTCAAAAGAACGTCAAACACCACGTGACTCTGGCGGACACGTAGAAGTTAAAAAATAATGCCACAGCGCCGAGACAACGATACTAAAAGACAAGGTGGGCCATGGCCTACACCTATTGGTATGGGCGCACATGTAAGTCCAGATGATTTTTATGCAGCACGAGCACGTCAAGAAGCCCATCAAGCAGAAGAAGCCGCATTTGATAAAGGCGGCATGGCTGCAGTTAATAAATTAAGGAATAAGAAGTGAACCCTAGCGAGCTACAGTTCTCTGGAACAAGAGATGAAAAAGGTGAAATAAAGATATCGGCAGTTCCTGCTATGAATCCCAAAGAACACCAATACATCAAATTTGATAAAGAGTCACCGTCTCACAGGGCATTACTGAGCGCCTCCGCAGATAAAGAGCACCCTAATTACGTAGAAGGGCTTGCCATACATAGCGGAGGCATGTTTTCTGTACCAAAAGCGGCAACAAGAAAGCCACACGAAAAAGCACCCATGAAAAGCCATCTACAGCATAGGCTTATTAGTGATGCTATGGGTCCCTCAAAAAAATCAACAGCATCGAGCCCAGTCAAGGCAGTAGCCACGGCGCTGAACGTAGACCAAGTACGCTCAGCTAAACGTAAAGATACTCCAGAGGCTATTGCGGCAAGAAACGCCCAAATAAAAAAAGCCAAGGGTAAGTAGACAATTTGAAAGTGTGTGGTAGGCTGACCACATGGTACTTGACCTTTCCTATCTAAATAAAGATACTCCGCCTGATAAGCGGCCAAAAGTTCTTCTGCTTGCCTGTTTTACATGCAAGTCGGTAGAAGAAATTCCATACGATGACCGATTCCCATTTACAGATAGACCAGGTCATGACCAAAACCGTAATCCATTCTTAAATGCTGTAGTGGAAAAACACGGACCTTCCCACAAGGGCACCCTGGCTGATGCTGATTTAGTTATTTGGCAACACCCAGATGGAAAACGACAAATTACTGAACAATTCCAAAAAGGTTCACCAGGCTTAGATGTATTTGGTACAAACTTCTATGACACCAAGGATAATTACTCCTCAGACGCCATGCGTTGTTATGCGGAACATAATCGTCCACAAGGTCAGTGTTCTGACTACAAGTCAGACAAGAAATTGTTAAAACCAGACACAGCAAAAGACCGCAGGGAAGCTGGGCTTGATTCAAGTAAGATGCCAAAGATGCACTTGTGTGATTTCTGCCCTGTTAAGTCATACAACATGAAGAAGTTCAACGAAAGCAAAGGACTATATAAATGAGCGAAGAAGTAGTAGAAGACGCAGTAGTTATTCCAGAAGGTATTGCAGAAAACCAGCCAACAGAAGAAAACGGCGGTATCACTGCCTTTATTATTGTAAAAAAGCCTACTGGTGATTGGTACGCTACAGCAGACCTAGCAACCACCCTAACCGTTGACCGTCAGGCAACCCTAGACGACATCAAACACGGGTGTCAGGACATTGTGGACAGCATGAACCAGTCGGCAATTGCCTATCAGGTCCTAGATTTAATCAAACCGCTGATTTCTGACGAACAGTAAGCCCGTATTTAGCCTGTACCGCAGGAGTATACTGTAAATACACTACAAGGGGGCGGGTCCTATGGCGTTCGTAGAAATGACATGCGTATGCGTGGCATCTTTTCAAGCAGAAGTTGAAGAGAATGAGTCAATGGTCATGATGTGGGCACAACAATTTATTAATGCTCATAGTCAATGTGGCTATATGACACCAATAAAGACAGATAAAGCGGAACATCCAAGCAAATTCAACCTCGATACGGATGTTATGCACAAAGAGCGGCGGGAAAAAGAACTATAATACCTAAATGAGTTATTACGACGCGCTTGTACGGCAAGCACAACCAGTTGCCCTAACGCCGTCAGAAACCTCATACTTCAGCACCCCTGGAGCTGGGCTTGACCCTAGGTTGTTTAGGAACGGCAAGATTGTTCCCCATATCCGTTCTTTAATTTTAAGAATCCTATTTGACCATTTAAAGCAGAGCTTTTATAACCCAGAGGCCTACGCACATGTTTGGCTAGCTGGCTCAGCTGTAAGCTACCAGTGGTCAGCAGCTCGCAAACCAGCGGACCTTGATTGTTTAATTGGAATTAACTATTTAATGTTTAGACAGTCTAATCCTAAATACAAAGGGCTTAGCGATAAAGAGATTTCCCAGATGTTTAACGAGGGATTCCAAACCCTCCACCAGGAGACATCAAATTTTCTAGATGTATTTGAATTGACATTCTATGTTAATGTACAGTCTGACATCCGTTCCATAAAACCGTATGCAGCCTATAGCTTGACAAACGATGATTGGACTGTGATGCCAGAGGTTCGCGGAGTTCCGCAGAATCAAATATGGAATAGAAAGGTAGAACAGGATAAGTCTATGGCAGTTGACATTTTGTCTAGATATTCTGACGCCTTAACAACAGTAGGGGCAGCAACAACTGATGTTGCAAGGCGCAATGCGGAAGCTGCATTAAAGCTTGCGGTAGAACAGGGCGCTGCTTTATTTGAAGATATCCACCATGGCCGCAAATACGCATTTAGCGCCTCTGGACAAGGATACGCTGATGTATATAATTATCGTTGGCAAGCTGGAAAAGCATCTGGAGTTGTACAAGCGTTAAAGCAACTAAAAGAAATTTCAGCAAAAACCAAAAAAGAGTTTGAAGCACAAACGTATGGCATGGAATTGCCATCGACTAGCACTCTGATAAGGAGAGCGGCTACACACTACAAGTGATAGGGTCTATCTGTGGCAATATTAGTATTTTTAGACGGCGTACTAAGAAATGATAAAAGCGCCCCCATCCCAAATGGTATGGCGCTGTACAGAAGTTTAAAAGAAAAACATCGCGTTCTTGTTCTATGTGAAGACGTAGATAAAGACGACCATTGGCTACGCCAACAGCGTATCAATAACTTTGATGATTTAATTGATTACAAAAAAGTTCCTTCCATTGGCGATAACCCAAAACTAAGACAGGTTGAGTGGGTAAGGTCTCAGGGCCCTGTAGAGTATGTAATAACATCCGACCCAGAATTAGTGACCCAGTTACTTGAAATTGGTATGACGACTTTGGTATTTTTACAGCCGTTGTACATAAGAGAAGAGTTCAGGCCTGACAGCCGTAAGGGTGTCAAAGCCTGGTCTGAAATCGTAGAAGAGATTGAAAAACAACAGGATGCCTTCAAGGAGGACCCACGGCTATGAGTGAAAAGATAACCTGCCCTCGTGGATGCGATGGTAATGTATTAGATTACGTTAGCGGAGAAGCATATTTATGCTCCAAGTGTGGAATCACCTGGAGCAAGCGTAAGTGAAAATTGTCTATTTAGGCGCTGAGGTACCTTCAAATAGAGTAATTCTTGAAGAGACAACCGCCAACCACGTTGGCGTCAGCTACCATCGCCTGGTGAGCCGAGGTCTACCTAAGACCAAAGAGTATCTATTAGAAAACTACTTTAATAAAGATTTCTATATTTATGTACACCCAGGCTTACCTAAAACCCTGAAGCTGTCAGCTGATGAGCTCGAAGAGTTTGCCGCAGGGTACGAACATTTCGTAGCCGTTAATATAGATAGGCTCAATACCGTATTTGAGATTAACAGCCCCACCATTGACCCAGCTTGGGTAGAGAGCCACAGACAGAAGGTATGGTCCGAGCTACCACCAGGTAAGTTCATTCCTGTATGGCAACCACAGACCGATTTAAATGGGCTTCAAAGGCTAGTTGACTACTATTTGGACATCGCTATCCCAGGAGACGCTATTGAGATAGATAGCAGACTTGCCAGCGCTACCCGCCTACACAGCAAGCGGGAAGGGACCAGGTGGCATGCATTAGGGTGTGCCAAACCTGACAACCTGCGTTCTATTATATTTGAAAGTGCCAGCACCTTATCGTGGCTTTCACCGATGATGCACGGTGAAACAATCATTTGGGATGGCACTAGACTAGTTCGTTATCCAAAGAAGATGAAGGAACAAGCACGCCCAAGGTACAAGGCAATCTACGAAAAGGCTGGCTTGGACATTGATAAGATAATCGAGGATGACCCGCAGGAAGTCTGTAAGTTAGCGGTGTGGTCTTATGAGCAGTTCGAGATAAGGATGAACAAGATGACCAATAGCCCAGATGACCCGCTGTTATATGATAATAGTGAGGGGAGAGAAGTGGAGCAAAGTGGGGAAACCCCACCTGCCGTATATGATAATAAGGGTATTCATACACGGAAACTTGAACCACGAAATGCTGACGAATACGCCAATCTTCCCGTCTTTGGATTTGATACAAAGAGTGAAATTGATGCCGATGGCGTCATTAAAGATGTCACCACAGTTTCATCCCATAGCACTTCACTTAGGGCATGTGACACCTGTTTTGTAGCCGCTAACTGCCCCGCTTTTAAACCTCAATCTATGTGTGCTTTTAAGTTACCAGTAGAGGTAAAGAGTAAAGAACAACTTAAGGCTTTAATTAATGCTGTTATAGAAATGCAGGGCCAAAGGGTTGCTTTTATGCGTTTTGCTGAAGAAATGAATGGTGGATATGCTGACCCTAACGTTTCTCAGGAGATAGACCGCCTGTTTAAATTAATCAAAACAACAAAAGAATTGGACGATTCTCGTGAGTTTATTCGCATGACGGTAGAGCGACAAGGCAGCGCTGGTGTGCTAAGTTCTATCTTCGGAGACAAGGCTCAAGCACTTAGAGAGTTGCCAAATGGCGGGTTAAATGAGGAGCAAACCACTCAAATAATCAAGGGTGCCATCGAAGAGTAAGGCTTTCTTATTATCATATAAGAGAACCATGCAAGACCCTGAAACAGCATAGTTTCCCAAGCACTGTAACGCACTAGTAGAATTAACTTTTTAGATAAGGGAGAAAAAATATGGCACTGAGTTTCCGACTAGCAGAAGATTTCCTAAAGGACTATCGCAGTAAGAAAGTACCTTGGGGTTATAAAGATGCGGCAGGTAACTCGGTAGGAGAGATTACTTTCCTTCGCACCTACTCCCGACTAAAAGAGGACGGCACCAAAGAGACTTGGGTAGATGTTTGCCAACGAGTAATCGAGGGCATGTACTCCCTTCAGAAGGACCACGCTAAAACTAGCCGCCTTCCATGGAATGACGCCAAGGCGCAGTCTTCCGCCAAAGAAGCGTTTGACCGCCTATTTAATTTAAAGTGGACCCCGCCTGGACGTGGGCTGTGGGTTATGGGAACTCCGCTGGTGAATGAGCTCAAGAACTCCGCGGCTTTACAAAACTGTGCTTTTGTGTCTACCTCTAGCATGACTAAGTTAGACCCCGCTAAACCATTTGCTTTCCTCATGGAAGCATCAATGTTGGGCGTTGGAGTCGGCTTTGATGACAAGGGTGCGGACAAAGACTTTTTAATTTATGAACCAAAACTCCCAGAGGTAACAATCCAGATTCCTGATACCAGGGAGGGATGGGTGGAGTCAGTTAGCCTGCTTATTAACTCCTACTTAAAACCAGAACAGTCCATTTATGTATTTGATTACTCCCTGATAAGACCAGCAGGTACCCCTATCAAAACCTTTGGCGGCACAGCTGCAGGTCATGAGCCGCTTGAGAAGCTTCACAATCATATTCGCCGCATCTTTAATAAAAAGAGGGCGGGTTCTAAATTAACAAGAGTAGATATTGCCGATTTGGGTAATCTAATTGGAGTTTGCGTAGTCTCTGGCAATGTGAGACGTTCAGCTGAGCTGTTGATGGGAAGACTTGATGACCAAGAGTTTCTTAATTTAAAGAACCCCGCTAAATACCCTGAACGTAACTCGTACGATGCCGCAGCTCCTGGCTGGGCCTGGATGTCCAACAACTCTGTAGAAGTATCCGTTGGTTCTAATTTAGAACACATAGTTTCAGGCATTTCTTTGAACGGTGAGCCTGGTGTTATCTGGATGGATGTTACTCGCAAGTACGGTCGTTTGGCTGACCCTGCCAACAACAAGGACTGGAGAGCCGCGGGCTACAATCCATGCGCTGAGCAATCTTTGGAATCCTTTGAGTGCTGTACTTTGGTAGAGACCTATCTCAACCGCCATGAATCTAAAGAAGATTATCTTCGTACTTTAAAGTTTGCTTACCTATACGCTAAGACTGTTACGTTGTTGCCTACCCACTGGGAAGAAACTAACGCAATCATGCAACGCAATCGTCGTATTGGAACCTCTATGTCTGGTGTGGCTAATTTTGCAGACCGCGTAGGGCTTCCCGTATTACGTGAGTGGATGGACGAGGGTTATTCCGTCATTCAGGACTATGACCGCGTTTACTCTGAGTGGCTTGGCATTCGAGAATCAATTAAAACAACCACAGTCAAGCCTTCTGGCACGGTTTCTATATTAGCGGGAGAATCTCCTGGAGTTCACTGGACTCCTGGCGGCCAATACTTCTTGCGAGCTATTCGTTTCAGCAACGAAGACCCAATGCTACCTTTATTTAAAGCGTCAGGTTATAAAGTAGAAAAGGCCTCGGAATCTCCTAAGACTACTAGCGTTGTCTACTTCCCTATTAAATCAGATGCTCTAAGGTCAGAAAAAGATGTATCAATCTACGAAAAGATGTCACTGGCGGCAACTGCACAGCGCCATTGGTCAGACAACAGCGTTAGCGTTACAGTATCCTTTAATTCAAATACTGAAAAAGACGCCGTAGGAACAGTTCTACACATGTTTGACGGGCAACTCAAAACCGTTTCCTTCTTACCCATGGGGAACGAGACTTACCCGCAAATGCCATATACACAGATAACAGAAGCAGAATACGAAAAGTACACTTTCAAATTACTGCCTATTGACTTCACAGATGTCTATGCTGGTATGGCCGCGGACGCAATTGGTGAGAAGTATTGCTCAAATGATTATTGCGAGGTGCCACAAGCATGAAGTTTCTTGCGGGAATCGCTTTAATTGTAGGTGGCTTATTCTATGTTAATAAGCCTGATAACTGCATAAATCTTTATGTAGATGACAACGTCAACCAGGTGAGCTCGAGCTGTATATCCGCGGCAGACAATACAAATGCCCTAGTTCTATTAAAAAATGCGGATTATAAAATAGAAGGCACCGAAAAATATGGAAATGCAGTCGTATGTAGAGTGAATGGCAGACCAGATGCCTCGATGGAGCTATGCAAAGACATGCCACCAGCAGAAGCATATTGGGCTATTCTAATTAAAAGACACAGCGTTCTACCTTTATTTAACGAGTGGGGTTGGGCGCAAACAGGAATCAACGAAGTTTATCTATCCAAGGGAGACTCTCTAGGGTTAGTATTCGTAGTTAATGGAAACGTAAAATGGCCGTCTTAACACCAATAAAGAAAAAGACTAACGGAGTACTACCGCAACTTATTTTAAATCTATTTGCCCTATACATAGCAAACAGGATAAGCGTAGATATTTGGCGCTCTTTAACAGGGCACTAAGCAGAAAGGCCACCTAGACCCGAAACTAGGTGGCCTTTCTTGCGTTAAGGGGTAGAGGCTGACCCTAAACGCTTTGGATAAAAGACTATTTACATGAGGAACAGTAGTTATACACCCTAAGGTTCTCTTTGGTTACAAGCATTGTTCTATTGCAGGTGTAGCAAGTGGCTAATTTAAACGCTTTGTCGGCTCTCCTACGCAGAAACAACGCCATAACTTCATCTCTAATCTTCATCGTCGTCGTCTTCGTAAATCTCTTCGTCAGGTATATTGGGCATCGGCCTATCCCACAGAGGTTCAGGGATAATTGGATTACTCATTTAAATATCCTGCTTATATATTAAAGTACCTTGAAGTTTAATCGGTTTGCCGTTCTCATCTTCATTGGCCACAGTGAGCTTTACGCTCTTTCTTGGCGTAAGTTGCTGAACTCTTTCTTTAATATATCTCTTTCCCGCGCTCGCATTAGCCCACGCAGTAACGTTGTTATCAATTTCAATTTCATCATATCCGCCTAAACCGTTGCTACGGCTTTCGGTAATTGTGTATGTAACCTTCCACGCGCCACCTTTTACGGTATTTTTCATCAACGTTGCTTTGAAGGTTCTTTCTATTTTTCTAGCCATGTTGTCTCCTTTGTAGGCCAATAGTAGGGCAAGTGTTCATCTACTTCGGGAAAGTACTTACGATAATGCTCGGGTAATTTCCTGACTAAGTTGGCTTGGTGCGAAGTGTGGAACTCGTCGTAACCTAGCCATGGTGGTAATACTACCTTATCTTTGGGGAAGGCTTCCAATAGGGAATCATTGAAGCCACGTTCGCGCCACTCGACACAAACTAATCGGCCGTACTCATACAACGCGCCCTCGTAATCTCTCCACATAAGAACGGCGGGGTGGTTGCGCCAACCTTTTGTCATGCCCGCTAATACACGCATGACTTGATAGGCTTCAACTCTCTGCTTACCTAATCTCTTATCGTCAAGAACTCGAGCGCTCTCTTTGAAGTCAGGAAGCGGTAAGAACGTCTGCACTTTTTCTCCTTAGAACGGTGCTTGGTCACCTTTCGGTGGCACGCACATTACGCAGAACGCTACACCCATTTCACTTGCTTCGTCAATAGCGCTCTCATCAATAGGGGCGATTACCTCGCCGTTGTCGTATTCGACCAAACACTTTGAGCATTTCATAGCGGTAACTCTCTTTCCTTACTTATAATAGGAAGTCCGTTATCTATATTTGAACTCTCTTTGCTACATGGGCAAGCATCTCCGCAGCCGCAGCGTTGAGCTGGTTCTTCTGCTGGAGTGTATAGAATCTCATTTCCTGCATTATCTCTCATTTGATTTACCTACTTTCAATTAATTTATAGCCAATAGGATACGAGCAAGTCTTACACCAACCCGTACAGCACTCACACCACAACGAGTACTGGTGGTTTCTCTCTCCACCAAACTCCCAACAACAGTAATCCTTTTTACTGCTCATCTTGACCTTCCTCTCTCGCAACACCTTCGGCTAGGGTTATTTTCTTTCCGTACCCTTGCCACACAATATTGCCTTCATCGTCGGATATGGTGATGAGTTCTTGGTTCTTTATCCATTGTTGAAGCGCATGGCTATCCACTATGGTTCTAACGCTGGCTTGTGGTTCTCCTTTGTATAAGTTGCCGTCGGGTAGTGTAATCATTGAATCCCACTCACCGTTGTTCGCTCTCTCGATAGCCTCTAAGCAAGGGTCTATCATTGATAAGGGTATTGGTTTATCGAATCTAGTTTTGAGGTGATGTCCAACCTCGTTCCATAACGGCGGTAATTCCTCTACCGCGTCGTCGCTCTCGCTAATAATCTCAGCGTCTATAATTTCGTTGCCGTACTCGTCGTAGTACTCAGCACTCATGCGTTGCCTCTTTCTTGTAGTCGGGCTTGGTTTCTATATTATATTTATTCCTCGTCGTCGGGCTCGATACACTTGTGGTTATCCCACCTGCTAGTGCCCATTTCATCACCGCACCATGTACACGTTGCCATGGTCACTCTCCGTCTATTCCGTAACCGTTTTCAAGGTCACGTTCGTCGGCTTCGTCGTAGATAGGCGCTCTTAATCCTAGCGCTTCTGCGTGCGGTTCAATACTATCAATAGCCATATCAATTTCTCCGCGTGCGTCGTGGTAATCGAATAACTCCGATAGTCTTTGGTCGTCGTCGGTTCGTAAGGCGCATATATCTAACGTCGCACCAATAGCGGTATCTATTAGATATATAGCGTTTGAATCTCCTTGTAGATATTTCTCTACTACGTCTGCGTATTGCCTTGACATAAGTAAGTCTTTCATAGCACCCATTTTATTTTCCCTTTCGTACTTGGTACTGCTTCGAATTATCCTCTAAATAGAACGAGTAGTCAATAGCGGTTAGCGCTAAGTTGTTCAGATATTCTGCTTGGGGGTGGTCGCTTGCTTCAGTAGCGCCAACGAGTTTAAGTAACGTTTCCTTTAATAGAACTTTGTAATCTATATTTGTTTCCTCGGTGATTTCTATTTCCATAACTTCCTGCTTCTGTGATTTCTTCCGTTTGCGGGTTTGTGTTGATAAGCGCGGTGGGGGGAAGGGGTAGCCCACCGCGCCTAACCTTATTAGTGCCTCGACCTCATTTGAGATTTAACTAGGTCTTTGGCTACGTCGAGAATATCTTTGGCTTCATCAACGATACGAAAGAACTTAGCGCCATGGCGCAAGGTTATTAAGTATTCCTCGTAGCGCTCGCGGTCATGCTCTTTGACATAGTTTAAGTTGCCAAGGAATACGACACTTGTAAGAACACCTGCGTTGTTCATGCGTGAGATAATCCCATTATTAACGTCGGTACTATCCCACTCGCCGTCGGTAATCATGAAGCATATCTTTATATTCTTACGGCTTGAGTTAAGAACGCGCTCGGCTTCCATAAGCGCCTTGAAGGGGTTAGTGCTACCACTACTATCTACGAATCTAAACTCGTCGGCCTTAGCCTTCTCGTCTGCTTTGTAGATAATACGGCTATCATGGTTGAACTTATACACCGTTACCCTACCGTTGATACGCTCGATACCGCGCTTCAATATCCATGCGGTTTCCATAGTTTTATAGATACGACCGCCCATACTACCCGACGTATCCACTAGGATTACCGCTTCGATATCGTTGGCAGAGTTTCCCTCACTCCAACGGTCGAATAGTTTATTGATATCGTTGATATCAGAGTGCATAGCACGTTGTATGTTAAGCCTACCGCTTTCTTTCTCTAACTCCCAAGCAGGGTCGTTATCGATACGAATACGCTCTAACTCCGAAGCGAATCTACGAGCGCTCGCGTTGGCGGTCATAGGTACGCTCATGTATTTATAGTTAGCGCTCTTAACACCTGAACGCATAACGTCGTTATCCATAATCGCTCTACGAACTTCTGCGGTATCTCGGCGAACGTTATCGTTGTTTCTTATATTAGATAACTCGGCGTTAATCTTATCTTTGAGCGCCTTATCCTCATCAGAGAACTCATCTTGAACTTCTTTGGTGGTGATTTGGTCGCCGACACCTTGAGCGCCGTCGCCGACTTCTTTGTCGCCGTTGTCGCCGTTGAACTCCTCACGCTTTGAGTTTTGCTCGGAAGCGTTAGCCTTATCTTGTAGGCGTTGTTGTTCCTTGTTGCCCTCGGCTCGACCTTTCCTCATCATTTGGCGGTCGATATGACCGTCGCATGAGCCGTTGCCGTTTTGTGGCACGATAGGCGGTGGATTTTGCTCATCATTACCAACGTACTTTGCGAACTCTGCGATAAGTCGCTTTGCTCGGTCGTAGTCGGAAGGGAAGGCTAGTGTTCGATACTCATGGATAATATCCGCTAAGGCTATCGCGGTTGCTTTGCCGAACTGCTTAGCGAAGCGCGTAGCGATATCTTGTCGAATATCGTAATCTAAGTATTTGCGACCTGTAATTAATATAAATAAGGAAGCCCACTCGCTCGAATCACCCTTGAGTATGTAGTCAAGCGTTGAAGCCTCTACGAACGGTTGAACGGCAGGATACTTAGCAACGATAAGTCGTTCGATACGACTATCCTCGAGTATGTTCATGGCTCGGCGATAACCTTGCTCTATAACCCATTGACCTAACTCGGAGTTAGCGCGTGGAGTATAAAGAACGTGTGCGACCTCATGATAGTTGAACCCATGAAGGCTAACGATAGTGTTATCGTCGATATCCTCGAGTAAGTGTGCGTTGAACACGATAGCCTTACCGTCGTTATATGCGGTGGTTTCTAACTCGGGCGAATCATCAACGCGTACTTCTATCTTGTCACCTGTGATAATGCTATCGGCCTTTGAGTAGATAACACCGACCGACGATAGTTTTTCTTTGTGCGCTTGATAAGCCTCTTGCTTGGCCTCGAACGCTTCCTCGTCGTACTCGAAGCGACCTAACTCGCTATTCCACTCTTGAGTGTTGTATAACTCGCGTAGTAGTTGGTCGGCGCTATCTTGAGAGTATCTGTAACCCATGATTAGATTACCGCCGTATGGTTGGTGATAGGGATATTAAAAGTAGTTGAGTTGCTAGTAAGGTTATCCTCTAGCATTTCTACTTTAGTTTCGTCGGTCTTAATTGAAAGTACCGCTAACCCTAATTCCTCTGCGATATTGTCGCGGTGAGTATTGACTACCAACCGTACCGCCGAGCGTTCCTCATCACCTTCGAAGGAGTTGATGTAGTTATTGATAGCGAACTCCATGCCTAACGTCTTTGCGTTAGTCACGAACGCTACGAGAGAACGAGTTGAGATAGGAGTAGCGAGCGTACCCTTATTGAACTCGTCGCGTAGTTGGTTTGCCATTTCAACGAGCGCTTTACACTTGAGAAGTTTGCTCTCGATAGCCTTATCGTATGGGAACGATAATCTTATTGAGAATCGGTCTGCGAACGCTTGGTTGAGTGGTCGAGTACCGCGATAGTCGGGGTTCATGTCACCTAAGATAATAAGGTTAGGGTGAGCCTTGATAACCTCACCATTGTTTTCCATGATTTGGATTTCTCGGCGGTAATCAACGAGTGAGAATATGAACGTTGATAGGCGCTCGGGCATGAAGTTAATCTCGTTAAATAGGAGTACGCCACCGTTACGAACTATCTCTGTAACTGCGCCGTCTTGCCATTTGAAGTGACCGTCGGCGGTTGGTATCCAACGACCGATTAGGTGAGAGGCTTCTAGCCCGATATGACATGCGACGTTGAAGTAACGCATGCCTCGAGCGCTTGCGTATGCTTGAACGCTCATAGTCTTACCGCTTCCTGCGTGACCTTCAATTAGAACGTTCATGGCGTTTTCCCTTGCGTAATCATAGATTTCGAAGTCTGTGATATCGCGGTCGTCGGCTTTGAACTTGCGGTTGATATAAGCCTCTGCCCATTTCTTGTCGGGTACGCTTACCATGGCATTTACGAGCGATAAGGTTGGTCGTGGGGTTTCGACGATAACCTTAGTAGCGACCTCTGCCACTTGTGCTACTTGCGCGATAGGCGTATCAACACCTTTCACGATAGGCCTAATAGATACACCTTGGTTACGGCGCTTGTCGGTGATGTAGTCGTTAAGGCTATTGTCACCGATTTCTAGTCGAGCGATAAGGCTACCTGCGACCTCATTGTGCGCCTCGGGCGCGGTTGCGGTAGGAGTTGTTTCTAGTGCGTATAACACCTTGATACCGACATTGGTAATCTGACCTAGTTTCATCATGTCGCGGTCGCGGTCTGATAAGACTACTGCGCATGGTTCATGAGAGATAGGGTTGTTTGGTAGTTGTGCGGGTGATACCTGCTTCCACGCCTGACCTCGACCTTTCATGCCGTTCGATACGCGGTGGTATGTATATACCTCGGTATCGTCGGATAAGATGAGTGTCTGCGCTTGGGCAGGTAAGCCCTCGAGTTGGTCGTCTGATACGACGAGTAGTGCGAGTGACATTTGGTTCGGGTTTCCCTTCTTGTAGGCCTTGTTGCCTAGTTCCTATCTAAGCCTATTTCCGTATTTAATTCCACTCCCGAAGGCTCTATTTTGATAACGTTTGTATAACGATTTTCTCTTACTTATCCACAACCCCTTCTATGCCCCCGACGGCGCGGTAATAGGGTTATCTCTTGTTATATAGAGAGAGAGGGAAGGAAGGGTGGGATAGGCCTACGCTCTCTTATCATATACGGCTCTCTCGACCCTAGCCGTAGGTCTGGCCTTACGCCTAATAAGCCTATCTCTCGTCGTGGCAGTAGCCTAACTCTCTCGGCTAGTCAAGCCGACACGCCGTTGCTCTCTTGTGATATGCGCCACAGGGTTTGTGTTGGCCATAGGCTAAAGCCTATGGCCAATATGCGGAGTAGGCCCGCAAGGGCCTTCAAATAGGGTGGGTAATCTAATATAAGATGGGTGGGTCAACACAAACATTTCCGCGCCGAAGTTACTCGCAAGTAGCACTCGGCGGCGGAGAGTGACAAAAAGTAAGCCTATCGCCAAGGGTATCAGCGATAGGCTTACTAGAGAAAGGGGAACTTAGCAGATAGAGAATCCACCACAGTCTTGCAGGAAGCCTGCAAACTCTCTAATGTTCTCCTCGTTCAACGGATAATGGCTCTCCCAAGGCTCGGTTTTTCCGAACCCTCGGCAACCATTACAAGTACCCTTCGTCCTACCTACTAAGAGTGCTATGTCCTCAGGTAATTCTTTATCGGGCATACCGCCTTCAACGCCAACCTTATCGGTACGGATACCACTACCTTCACATAGACGGCAGGTATCCCACTCTAACTCGGCGATAGCCTTATCTCGTTCCTTGATATAAGCGAGCGCCTCGCCGTTTTCAAGTTTCTCTAACAATAACCTTGCTAGTGCTTGGCACTCCTCTGCCGTCTTTAGACCGTCGCCGTCGTTAGAGTGCCCATAAGGTACGCGCTCGCCAAGACTACTATCTACATAACAACAGTAATCCCATAGAGGTCGCCACCACCACACATTGTTGCGGAAGTACTCACCGCGCTCGCTGATAGGGTTATTACCCATTACGTCCATACCCATTACTTATCACCACCTAGTATCGCATTGTAGGTTTCGTCGTCTTTATCCTCATCACACATATCGAGAGGATTGAACTCGCCGAACTTCTTGGCAAAAGCATTTGGACGGAACACTAGGCTTATTTCCTCGGGAACTTCGACATCAAAAGCCTCGGCAACCTTACCAGTAACACCTAGTAAGGCTAGTAGTGGTGTAAAAGCGCCAACACCCCAACAGGTGTGGATAGCAATAGACAACGCTGACATATCATCACGCGTAGGCTTATTGCCTTCATTTGCTCGTTCCATAGCGGTAGAAGCGAGCGCATTGACAAGCCTCGCGGAGAACTCCTCGTCCTCTTTGAATACTTGGCACATAATCGCACTCTTTAGTCTGCCGTCTGATAGTCCTTTCGTTCCATTAGGAAGTCGGAACTCTGATATATCCTCGGGTTCATCTGCGATAAGATGAATAGCCGTCATTATCTCTGAGAAGCGGTATTTCCTCTCCTCTGTCGTCATAGACATATTCTCCCCTTTCTTTGAGAGTGCTCTCACTCTACTACGGCGCGGTCGCGGTAGCAAGGATTCTCTATAACATTTATATAACGATATGAAGGAAGTTATCCACAGAACACACGATAAGGTTTGTGTTGGGCTTGCTTGGCTGCTGGCAGGCAGGCCTGCCAGCAATAAAAGCTACTAATAGCCAAGCAAGCCCAACACAAACAAAATAGGCTTGGCGCCCATGAACGCCAAGCCTATCGTATTAGTCGGGGGACTAATCCTGTTCGGTAACCTCTATCTTGATGTTATCGTTGATGAAGTCGTCAAGGTCATAGACGTCACCTTTAAAGTAACCGCCTTCCCCATTTGCCTCGACGTCGAATGAAAGACGAACGTTTGAGATATTAAGGTCGTCCCAAATGGACTGTTCAGCACTTTGCTCGTCGTCTGCCTCAATGTCGTTGATTGTGAATAGTTCGTCGTCGAACGCATAGACGGTTGCTGTGTATTTAACGCTGAGGTTGTCAATGGTGCTCCAATCTAGTTGTGAAGCAAGGTTATTGTAGAGTCCGACCGCATAGTCTTCCTCCATGTTACCTTCGCGCACCTCTGACTTGAATGTTGTCTCAACAACACCAGCGATACGTAGGTTGGTATATCTGTTTGCTGAGTCGGTTGCAGTAGTCTTAGCCTCTGCGACCTTCTCTTGGACGTCTTGGTCGGTGTAGATGTTCACACCGTCAGGCGTTGTAATCATCGGGTAGTCCCCCTCTTTCTGTAAGAGGCTTTCTCTTACATGGGCTAATCTATATTAAGAACGCGGTAATCTCTACTCTCGTTGATAAAGATTTGATAACAATTCCAGGGAAGTTATCCACAGGCTGCCGATGTTTGTGTTGGGCTGTCTGGCTTTCTACTAAAACATTAGTAGAAAGACTAGTAAATAGCCAGCCAGACAGCCCAACACAAACAAAAACCCCCGTGCTTGGCACGGGGGCATTTGCTAGGCTTATTTTAGAGCCATTGTGCTACTGACTTATAGACGCTCGTAGGAACGCTTGGGTCGCTGGTCATACCGAGCAACTTGATAGTCCTATCAAGTTCTTGGTAATCACTATCGTGAAGCCACCCGTCTGGTGTCTGTGGGTTCTTTGGTTCGGCAGGGATTTGAGTCTTATCAACATTGAACTCGATTTCCAACCTTCCTGACCAACTGCGATAGTTGGTGCTGGCGATTTCTAACTTCCCCGACTTAGCAAGAGCAATAACCTTAGTAGCGAAGGCTTCTTGTTCTTTCTTGTATTTTTCTTCTGCTTTCTTATACTCAGCACGCAGTTTATCCTGCTCTGCCAACTTTTTCTTTAGTGCCTCTACTAGCACTACTCTATCTACCTTTATGGTGGTAGCCATAAAAGCCCCTTTCTCTTGTATCGGTATCTCCGATAGGACTATCTAATCATCACTCCTTGTCTAACGCAAGCCTATTAGATAACATCTCTATAACGATTTCTTCTCACTTATCCACAGGCAATGTTTGTGTTGGGGCTATATATATGGGCAGGAAAAGACAACTACCCTGCCCATAAGCTCATATATAGCCCCAACACAAACAAGAGAGCCCCTGGCCTAGGGCCAGGGGCTCGGGGGCTTTCGCGTGTTACGCGTTAGCGAATTCGCGGACCGCGGATAGAATGCGGGCCTTTTCGGCATTTACCATGGCATCAAATCCACTGGCTGCTGCCTTGATTGCCTCGCCATTGGCGGTGCGAGATGGACGGAAATAGTCCAGACGCTCAGTAAGCGCATTAAGTGCGCCCCATGCGGTGCCACGGATTCCGTCTTGAGTAGGCGCCTTGAAATATAAATCATTCAAGATATCGATTTTTTGCGCATGCTTAGTGACGGTGCCTTTTGGCGCGTTATCGTCCAGCGGATATATAGCGGTGAGCAACTTACCCCATTGGACATTGTCAATTGACGTTTCGAATAGGGCTTTCGCCATGGTTTCGAATTCGTCCATGTGATTGAATGTTAGGCCTAGCACACGGCGGGCCTCAGCGACGCGTCCCTCAACTTTTAAAGTGTGACGGACTTTAAAAGATTGCTTAGTGGACTTTAACGCCATGTTCAGCGTGTTTTGGCATACGACGCGCACAGGTGTAATTGACGCCTGAACACTGGCGCTACCGTCATGTGAAGAGTGCACCAATAAATAAGTGACAGTCTTATCAGCGACGCCTTGCGGGTCTAGAATGAATTCGCGAGGTACAACTAGGCTACCGAATACAATTCGGCCGTCCTTGATTGAGCCCGCGGATTCCCATTTGGCGCCACCGTCCAAAATATTGTCACCAAAATTGAAGAGGTCCTCATTTTGGAATACGGAATAGCGGTCACCTACGACGGAGAGCACGTCAATGCCAGCGTCGACGGGATTAGTACGCACAACATAGTTGAGCGCGGATTTTGCGCGATAGTCTGCAGGATAGATGACTGGCTCAAGACGTACATTCCAGTCATTAAGCAATGCGCCCTTGAGCATGTCAGCGGTAGTAATATCCGCGTCCACGTCAAAAGTTGCATTTGCTAACCCATGCCATGCAGGAGCGCCACGTAGGGCAAAAGCAACTTGCCCGTTTTCGTGAGTTTCGAGGTTATGA